ATATTAAAAAGAACATTAAGGACTTTTTAAGAGACCAAGACACATTTACCGACTACGATTTCGAGGGTTCTGGTATGTCTGTAATGCTTGATGTAATGGCATATACTACACACTATATCGGATTCCATGCTAATATGGCAATCAACGAGTCGTTTTTAGATACGGCAACACTTAGAAACTCGGTAGTATCTCACGCAAAGACTTTAGGATATATTCCAAAATCTGTCTCTTCTGCAGAGGCGATTGTTAAATTAACATTCAATACAACAGGACAAGATCCGACATTTATATCGGTTGATAAAAATACTACATTTACTTCAAATGTAAACGGTGTCTCTCAGCAGTTTGTTACATTAGAAACTGTTAATATCTTTCCAGACGAAGGTGGTGAATTTTCAGGGGAAGTAAAGGTTCACCAAGGAACAATCAAGACGTTGTCGTGGACATACGATTCTGCTAAACTAGTCCAACAGTTTTTGGTAATAGACCCTAAATGCGATAGAGAAACTATAAGTCTAACGGTTAATGCAATCCCTTGGGAACACAATCAAAACTTATCAGAATTGCTTCCTGGGTCGTTGGCATACTTCATGCAAGAAGGGTTGGATTCTGTGACAGAATTATACTTCGGTAATGATATTTTTGGGAAAACCCCTAGAGATACTCATGAAATTGTAGTCGAATATTTATCTACTAACGGAGAGCAAGGAAATTATATATCAACAGTTCAAGATCAAGTATTTTCTCTAGATGTTGCCATCGGTGGAATTTATGATTCAAATAGAGTTATTATTGAAACTGTAAATGTTTCAAACCTTGGGTCTATGGCAGAAACTACAGATTCTATCAGAAACACTTCACCTAAGTCTTATGAAAGACAAAACCGTGCTGTAACTGCCGAAGACTACAAATCTATCCTTTTAGAAAAGTATCCTAACATCGATTCCATCTCAGTATGGGGTGGTGAAGACAACGATCCTCCGCAATACGGTGCTGTGTTTATTTCAATTAAACCAAAGCACGGACTGGAGTTGTCTCCGTTGACAAAACAAAGTTTAACGAAGGATATATTATCTAAATATAATATGCTGGCAATTAACCCTATTATTGTTACTCCAGAATACACATATATTGATATTGATACTACAGTTAAATACAATCAATTAAAAACTACATTATCTTCTGGTGAATTACAAGCACAAATTATGGAAGAAGTTAAGTCGTTTTTTGATAATGAAATTGGACAATTTAAAGTTAATTTAAGGTTCTCTAAGTTATCACAAACGATAGATGAATCTAATGTATCTATTAGTAATAATACAACTGCGTTGAAAATATACAAAAAGTTCTATACTCAGGCATCTAACACTGTTGGTAACTACATATTCAAATTTAACAATAAATTAAACCCTGGATCTGCAGTATCTTCTGTTTTTGGTTCTACCGCAGATGGATCTCAAATGGCACTACTTGACGACGGTCAAGGTAATATACTGCTTTATGATATTATTTCAGAAGGGTTTATCAGCACAACTCAAGGAACAATCGACTACGAAAACGGAGTCATTGAGTTGTCAGGATTCAACCCAGTTTTAGATATTAATACTGTTATCAGTTTATATGCTACTCCAAAAACTAATGACATTTCAACAGTAAGGAATAATTTACTCATACTAAATAGTACAAACGTTACATTAGAAACAATTTAATAAGGCATTACCACTATGAGTAATAAACAATTCACTGAAAATCCTGCGAAGTTTCTTTCTATATTTGTGGAAAGAATGGTTCCGGACTATGTTCGCGAAGACCATCCTAAATTCATCGAGTTCATGCGAGCATATTTCGAATATCTCGAAAGGGAGACTGGGGTTAATGGTGAATTGGGCGAATACAATCAAATCACAGACCTTATTGAGAATGTAGACATTGACCATGCATTGGATCAATTTATCCCGGAGTTTGAAAAGCAATACCTCCCTTCTATTCCTCATGAGTCGATTGACCCAACAGTCAAAACAACAGATAAAGCATTTCTTGCCAAAAACATTCAAGATACATATCGAGAAAAAGGTACAGTAAAAGCAATCGACTTCTTGTTTAGAAGAGACTTCAATACTGAAGCAAATATTATATACCCTAAACAGTACATGATGCAAGCATCTGGTTCTGTGTGGTATGAACCAAAATGGATTCTTGTGTCCGGCGACGCAGATAACATTTATCAATTATACGATAAGAAAATTGTGGGTCAAACATCAGGTGCAACTGCATTTGTCGATATCGACGTTTCGTTGAAGATGGCAGAATACGAAAAACTTTTGATTACGGAAGTTGAAGGTTCTTTTTTACAAGGCGAAGAAGTTTGGGAAGATGTTGGATCTAGTGGACGCGATCCAATTAAAGTTTCAGTAACGTCAGACGGCATTGTCGCTCCAGGTACTTGTTATTTAAACGGTGTTGCTTGGGCAAGTGAAACTCAAGGAAACGCACCAGAAACTAGAAACGATTGTGAAGCACACATATCTCAAGAAGGGGTAAATACTTCAGTTTGGTTACCTAATGGTTATTGGTTAGATTCTGGAGGTTTCCTTTCATCTGATAGAAAACTACAAGATAATAATTATTATCAAGACTTCTCGTATGTTGTACGTTCTGAAGTTCCCGTTCAATCTTACCGTGAAGTATTAAAGAAATTAGTTCACCCTGTTGGACTTAAATTGTTTGCTGAATATATGTTCCAGTCAACGGTTGAGATGGACATTTCACTACCAGAAAACTTCTCAAAATACCTAATATCAATATTCACATATTTAGATGTTGGAATGGATATTTGGGATGCAGAAAGTCAGCAACACGGTACTCTCGGTCATGCACATACTGGGTTTGGAGTATTCCTTGAAGAAGGGTTTAACAATAGAGTTGTTGAAATTCTTAAGAACCTTGACGTTAAAACAGGATTAGTACCTACAGAATTGTGGGCATTCACTAACGACGTTGTTCATCAAGCACATCCAGAAGATCACTTCCAAATTTCAATAGCCAATCCTGACCCTCAATTCTTGGGTAATAGAGTACAAGAAAAGTTATACACCATCAGTACAATGAATGATGACATTCGTAACTTTATGGATGCATTTCCAGAAACGTTGGTTCTTGAATTTGAACGTCAACTACGTGTATTAGATTTCACGTCGTTACCTGGTGCGGCTGCAGTATTAGAAATTTTCGACAATATCAATAATGCCACAGACGGCGGAATGATTGGTTGTGAAGTTTGGGAATTACTTGTATCACAAGGTATGGAATCAATCCTTAAATGGATTGAATCTTTTGTTGCTGTTGCAGATTATGCTCCAGACACATCATATAAAACGTGGGAATTGAATAGAGAAAATTCAAGTGTACAACACGTTTATGGGCTTGCTTGTGATATTATTGACTCAGTTCCTATTAGTTCATTCGCTATTGATTCTGGTGAAAGATTTCATGCTCATGGTGGAATAGGTGGATTTGCACCGTTGGTCGAAACTACAGTAACTAAAGGATTTGAATTACCTGTTATGAATGTGAACATCTCTGCATTTCATACGCACTATTTTGACGGAACAGAAATTAAAAATTTAATTGTTCATGGCAAAGAAGTTACTGCTAGAGGAATTAATTATTCCGAAGCACGAGCATTAATGAACGAGGATTATTTCGAAATTCCTCACATGCATGGTGCTAACCTTGTTTGTGGTGGTATTATGACTCCTCCGTTATGGGGTGACTGGGTCGATTCAGTTCAAGATCCTCGTTATAACGGTGTTGGAGAATGTTTCAATTCTATTTACGAAAATGAGACAGATTGTGTAGGTTTCTACGGAGACCCTATGTTCTGGATGAGTCCAATGTGTTCTGATATGTCTTCTCCAGATGAAGCAACTTGTCACACAAACGAACAATCGTGGGGTTATTTCACACTTGCTGAATTACCACCACTTAAAGGTCACGTATCTTACTTCGTTAAAGGAGAATTAGTAGACAGACAACGTGGTCGATATGCGGATCCTTTAACAAGAAAACAAGCAAGACAATTGATTGACGGTGATATTGCTTCTGTAACACTTTACGATAACGTTGGTGCTTTAGATAACGACGGAAATCCAACATACGATGAATTTGAAATTACTATTGGTGGAACAATTACAAACATTCGTGGAGAAATTACTAGTGGTCACTATCACGAATATACAGTAACTTACGACGAGGATTGGAAAACTAAACAAGATTGGCGTGGTGCTGATATGACTCATGGTTTTGTTTACACACCAGTAACTACTTGGTTGTGTTTCAACTACCAACCTTCGTTACCTGTAGATGAAACTATTATGGGTGGAATGGATTTCACTGGCGCTCAATGGCCACAAAATGTATTCATGGATGTTCCAGATTCATACGTTGGTGGATTCTTAAACAATCCTGATATCACATTACAACACAATCAAGTATGGGCAGAAGACTTGAATCCTAATGTTGATGTGGTTGAAATTTATTCATCAAATCATATTGCGGAAGTTCCAGGTGTTGGAGCTACTGGCGATTTAATTGGTGTAGAAAATATCGGTGTTGATACTGACATTGCTACGATTGAAGCATATCCTGCCGATGACGCAGGTTCTGCTGATGCATTTATTGCTATTGTTGACCAATCGGGTATTATTAAGTTGATTAACGAAACTGATAATTCACAAAGTACATTTATGGACTTGACTTCATTACAACATGTTATTGGATTAGGTCCGTTTGGGAATTACGACGAACGTGGTGTACTAGGTTTAGCATTCCATCCAGATTATGTCAATAATGGTAAATTCTACGTTTACTATATGACAGAGCAAGGTGGAGGCACAGGTGCTTGGGGATTCCCATTATCTACGACGGTTATATCTGAATTTTCAACTCATATTAACGGAAGTGCTATTGTCTCGGCCGCAGGACATAACGTTGGTCAATTATCAACAGAAAGAGTATTGCTGACTATTCCACAACCAGACTTTAACCACAATGGTGGTGAGTTGTCATTTGGACCTGATGGGTTCTTATATATCGGTTTAGGTGATGGTGGTTCTGCTGGTGACGTATCGTGGGCAAGTGGTCATGGAGGTCATGGTGCTTACGGTAATGCTCAGAACCCTACAAACTTATTAGGTAACATTCTAAGAATTGATGTAACGGAAGATACTGTTAATAGTATGCCGTACACAATTCCTGCGGATAACCCATTCATTAATTCAATTTATAAAGAAGGTCAACCAGAGGCAACACCGTTCAGACCAGAAATATTTGCTTATGGATTTAGAAATCCGTGGAGATTCTCTTTCGCACAAGACGGAAAGTTATGGTGTGCTGATGTTGGACAAGATAAATTCGAAGAAATTAATATCGTAGAAAAGGGTGGTAACTACGGTTGGAGAGTATTAGAAGCATATCACGAATATGAAGAAGACCAAGCAATCATTGACCAAATTGCTATTGATTTAGGGTTTGAAACTACTCTTGCATATTTAAATTCATTGAAAGCCCCTATTCACGAATATTCTCATGGAACTGGCATTTCAATTTTAGGTGGGTTTGTTTATAAAGGTTCAATTACCGCATTGCAAGGTAAATATATATTTGGCGATTGGTCAACTTCTTGGACAGGTACAGACGGACATTTATACACATTGACTGAAAACTTTGATGGTAATTCAGCAAGTTTTAACGTATTAGCAAATGCTGTTAATGGAGCATCACACGGACATACATTTTCATTGACAGGTTCTCAAGTACAATACTTAAAGGATAATCCTGGGTCAACAACTACTGCATTACAAACAGACACAGTTCATGCTGAATTTTATACTCATTTATTCACGGTATTGTGGAGTTCATCTAATCAAGAATTTTTCATTGTTGGTCAAACTAACACTGAAGGACACGATGTATTAGAATTTATTGAATATGGTTCTGATTTATCATATGATAGAACCCCATTGTCGATTTGGGATCCTGTTACTGAAACAGTAGACTTGACTACTATGGGAGAATCAATTCTTACTATGGGAGAAACTAATTCTGGAGAAATTGTATTTTCTACTAGAGTTGGCATTGACACGTTCCGAGGGTCGGGTGCCAACAATACTAATTTGTATAAAATTACAAGTTCGTATAATACTGCAGATATACCTACCGCAAACACACAAATTCCAGCAATGGAAGTTGCACACGTACATGGATATGAAGTCACATGGGATAAAGAAACTCAATCATTCAATTCTATAGAAGTATCAGATATTCAAATGGATAACTACGATGCGTTCTGGCCTGAGTGGACTTGGAACGATCCTGCATCTCATATTCATCCAGTAGATACAGTTTGGTCTCATAAACTAGATCAACAAATACCTCTAGGTTCTTCTGCTGGATGGCATTTAAACCCAGAAACAAACACTTGGGAACCTTATGATATTGGAGCAGATACTGCTTGGGCACCTCCAGTTGTAGAAGAAGGTGGTTATGTATATATTTCAAACGCTCCTTCGATTTCAGTACAATCGTCAAATGAGTACGCTAAATCTGCACACGTTCATTATTTTAATGACGTTTATCTTGATACGTTTGGTGCTAATTATGGACGAAAGTCTTCTACACTTTCTAGGTTTGATGCTGAAGTGTTGGCAAATGATGCTGATCCATTAGCATTTCACACATTATACAGTTCAATTTCTGTCGAAAGTGATAAAAGACATTATCACGAATACGAAATTTCATATTCAGTCGCTTCAAAACAATTTATTGCTATTGAAGTTGCTGAGTGGCACGAACCTACTTTAGGAACAGGCGAGTTCTTTAAATTAGACATGCAAACACACGAACATCCAATGACTGTAGACGGAATCATGACTGCAATCGGTTGGTCGGGATTGCCAGTATTTGATGCTCCGACAATAAATATTTCAGGAGCACACAACTGGAACAATCTTACTGGTTCTCAGCCAGATCATTATCATTATTTTAATGGCGATGCATTAGACACAGCAGGTCCGAATACAGATAGAACTGCAATCGCTTTGAACAATGAAGAAACAACTAATTTGATGAACGGAACGTTTGACGAAGTTATTTTATATTCTTCTGTTTCTTCAGACCATTATCATGGATATCGTGTTACGTACGATGGTCCGTCTAATACAATTAATGCTGAGGAAATTTCAGAATGGATAACGTCTGATGGAGAACAATACTTTTTATATAACCCATCTAGACATAAACATGGAACAACTGTTAATGGACTTGGTTCAAGCACGGGTTACAATCAAACTATCACTTCTAATGATTTGCCTGATTTTGAGTCTCCATCTTATCCGTATCCCGGAGGTTCGCATCCACATTTTCACAACAACACTATTGTAGGACCTTTTCCTGACGGTCATGTAGATTATGCTCATGGGTTAAATGTAACAGAAGCACAACAACTGATTGACGGTGTGACCGATTCTGTAATTATTTACGATTCTATTGAGGGTGCTCATTTTCACGAATATGTAATTAAGTGGGACGACCCTCAAGATAAGTTTTATGTTGAATCGTCAATAACTTGGATTCGTGGTGGTATTGAAGATGCATATCAAGATTCTGGAAAGTATTATGTTTCGGTAGTATTGAATGAATCTGAAGGTCTTCATTGGCACAATTTAACAGTTGAATGGAATCCAGATGACGCTGCAACTCCGCAACAAACTGGAGGAGCAATTTATATTACTCGTACAGTTAATACCGATGAAGTTTTAGTTGGTTCTCCTCAGGTTGACGTAACAGAGCAAAGTACAGAATTAAACCCTGTAACAACAAATTACACAGACACACCAAATGCTGGAGATACAACAGTAATTGTTACATATTCGGATCAAGTGAATACTACTGTCACAACAACAACTCCAACAACAACGACAACGACGGTAACTACGTATTTGTCAAACGGAACAGACAGTGATATTGTATTGGCACCTGTCGTTACAAACGAAGTGACTCAAAATTCAACTTCTGATATTGTTGAAGATTTAACTGAAAGAAAAACTTTTGTTAATGATGTATTACAAGCAAACAATCCTCCAGTTATTTGGATTGACCCAACGTTTATTGACGGAGAGGGGTCTCACGATCACTTACTATACTCAGGGTGTACACTTGATACCGACGGTGTCTTTGTTGGACGTATGTGTGAACCAATAAGTTTATCGCAAGCAAATATGTTGATTAATGCTCAAGACTCATCGTATGGTTTGGTTTTTTACGATTCACCAAACGGCAACATGGCACATTATCATAGTTATGCGTTGAAATTCAATCCAAATATTGGAGACGATGGTGCGTTTACTATTAGTGCTATTAGTCAATTTGATAGATTAGGTGGATCCGGAACAACAGTTCATAAATTTAAATTATCTGGTGGATTTCATACACACGATTATGTTATGACTCCAGAAGAATATGTTTTGCTTGTTACTGGTTCTAATATCACTATGCAACAACAAGATGCTATTCATGCTGAATTATATACGCACGATGTTACGGTATCTTATTCTGGTGGGGTTTATGGACTTGTTGGTCAGACAAGTGATTTTGATAATCATAACACAATAACGTATCAAGGTTCTGTTGCGTCGGGCGGTGAGTGGATTGAGACAGCAGTCCAACCCGGCGACCATATCCATACAACAATTATTGATGATTCAAACGTATGGCCAGTGCCAGTATAAATAGAGTATATAAAGGGATTTTATACAAAAATAGTATAAATATTAATTATAAATAGTTCGTAAGTAATTTTTCAAAGGAGAAAAAAATGGGTGCAATCGTAACCAGTAAATTTAGAACTCAAAACTTGATGGTATTCATTGACCAGTTCAAAACGACAGGTAATGCATTAACAGACAACTTCTTGTATTTGGGATTTGGTAGAAGCGAACCGTGGGCTAATGATGCTCAAGGTTTTGATGAAGGTAATGGTAGTTTTACTCTTCCAGATCCTTTAGACGAAGACGAAAGTCAATATTGGATAGATATTGTCGGAGCTAAACGTATCCAGAATGACGATATTTCTCCTGTACTTCCTCGTACAGATTGGGATAAGGGTGACCCGTATGCCTTTGATGGTGATGCCGATAACGGTATTGCTGGAATTTCAGAGCCTGGTCGTTCTTTCGTATCAAAAACTGGATTACATTCAGTAGTAATGAATTCTGAATATAGAGTTTACATGTGTGTTGGTGAACCAGCAACTGGAAAATGTTACACAGGTGGTTTATATGACAACGGTCAATCTACATCACGTAATGCATGTGAATCGACTTCTGGTGGTCTTTGGTTACCGACTGGTGCTTCTGAAGAGCCACAAGGTTTCACTGGAGATGCTTCTGGTGCAACATCGCAAAATATTACTACTGCTGATAATTATGTGTGGAAGTTCTTATACAAATTAGAATTAAACGACATTATTAACTCAACTACTAATGATTGGATGCCAGTTATTTATGGTGATGCTGTTGGAGCATCTACTGAGCAATATACTCATGGTGATCCAGATGCGATTTTCTCTGCAAAATGCCATCACGGATTGATTCACGTTCGCCTTGAAACTAGTGATGGTTTCCCAGATAACGACGACTTCCGTCAAATTGGTTTATTGCGTAACCCTGAGTTGACTGCTGACGGTTCTGCAGCTCAATCTGCAGTATATCCAGACGCAGCTAATTCATTAGCAGATGATACTGGACAATTGATTTATCTTGAAAATCGTCGTGCTATTACACGTGCTCCGGATCAAATTGAAGACCTAAAATTGGTTGTTGAATTCTAAAGAAGTTTCTTTAGAATTGTGCTTTCTTTTTCGTACCTAAATATACGAGAAAGAAGGGTTTAACAAACCAGTTAAATATTATTTTATCAGGAACGACTTATGGCGATTAACTTTAATACCGCACCCTATTATGACGATTTCAACGCAGACGATAAGTTCTTGCAAATATTGTTTAATCCTGGACGTGCAGTACAAGCTCGTGAATTAACTCAAATTCAATCAATCCTTCAGAACCAATTAAGTTCTGGTGCCAATCACATTTTCAAAAATGGCTCACCGACGGTTGGTGCAGAGTTGTCTCTGAATATTAGAAATTATATTAAACTTGCTTCGGCAGACGCTTCTTGGAATGGTCGATATGTATATGGTGTTGAGAGTTTGGCAATCGCCCAGATAGTTCAGCTACACGACGATGAAACTCAACCGATCTATTACATCAAACCACTATCTGGTAAGTTTGCAGATAGTGAACAAATTGATACATATGATACTGTGTGTAATGGTGGATTTGACCCTGAAGACCCAACGGTATGTCAAGATAATAGTTTTTACAATGCTACATTAACCTATAAGACAGGAACTTTAGTTGGTTCTGGAAAAGGAATGGAAGCAACTATTAATAATGGTATTTATTATGTTAGTGGGCATTTTGTTCCAGTCCTCGCACAGACAATATTCTTAGATTACACAAACGACACTCCTACTCATGATGTGGGTCTTGATATCGAAGAAACTATTATTGAAGCAACGGTCGACCCTAGATTATTAGACCCTGCGTCTGGTTTTTATAACCAAAATGCTCCTGGAGCAGATAGGTATTCTATAAACCTGAAGTTGTCTAAGAGAGAAGATTCGGTTGACGGTACAGATTTCATCGAGATTCTTAAAGTTGCTTCCGGAGTTATCAGCACAACAGTCGAACGCACAGCATATGCCGATGTTATTAAAGAATTGGCACAAAGGACGTACGACGAATCTGGGGACTATACTACATCTCATTTTCCTATTGAAATTAAAGATGCTGGAGAAAACTATACAATCAAAATTAATCCAGGTAAAGCATATGTTCGTGGGTACGAGAACGAGTTATTAGTTCCTATTGAAGTTAGTGCACCGAAGGCAAGAGAAACTCGTACAATTAACGCAGACCACATACAAGTTGAATTTGGTCCATATTTTGAAATAGAAAACGTTAATGATATCGAAGGTGTGTTTGATATTCTACATAAAGAAAAGATATCATTTATAACAAACGTTGATGGTAGTGGTATTCCAAATTATGGTGGAACACTCGCAGAACAAACAATAGTTGGTCCTACAGATAGAAGAATTACACATTTAACAAAATTTGGTAATATGTACCGAATATACGTTGACAGCGATTTTGGTTTGGACGTTATTGCTCCTGCAACATATATTGTTTCTCAGACAAACCCTGATATATTTGTAAAATTATACAGACCTACTGGTGAAAGTGTTCAAAAAGGAACATTTAGACCTTGGATTTATCAATTACAAAGAATGACTTCTTCTGTAACTGCAGGACAAACTAACTATTCAACCCAAAAAGATTTCGTTGTTACAATAAACGGTTCTAGTGAAACAATTAACAGTGCATACGCAAATATGCACTGGGAAAGAATCATTTATATTTACGACAAAACTTTAGGAACTATTATTCCTGAGTTTGGAACAGTATCTTCTGGAGTTGTTTGGCAGGCAGACTATACTGGAAACGAAAACGTACAGATTAGTATATTGAACCAGTCAGATTCAACATCAAACACGACATTACATTCTCATGACCTAGCAATTATGTCTGATATGTATATTTCAAACGCAAATTGGAAGAATATTTCTTATACTACGTTTACGGAAGATGTTACATTAACAGCAAATAACGAATTAATATTAAATCCAGGTGTTACTGAAATTGTATCTATTACCGCACCAGATTTAAGTGACGCAACAGAAGACTTTTGGTTTTTTGAAGGTGAGTATGACACCGAACTTAAAGATGCATATGTTCAGTGGTCACATCCTACAAACGACCCGGCTCCTGGTGCCACATATTCTGTAACGTTTAAAGCATATACATACGGTGCTTCTACAAACGCATCTATGTTTACAGTTAATTCGTACACAGATGCTGGTATTAATTACGGTGATATTGGTGCTTATGTTGGATATTCTGAACCTACAAATTATAGATTAGCAGATACGTTGGACTTTAGATGTACTTCGGGTAATTTCTTATCTGGTAACTATTTGCCACTACCTTCTTCTAACATTACAGTTTCGTATTCATACTACCTTCCTCGTGCTGATAGACTAACTATCAGCACTGATGGAGAATTCTCAATTAAACAAGGGTTTTCATCAGAAGGGGCATTGTTGCCAACAGAATTGCCGTCAGAAATGACCCTTTATAATTTCTATATTCCTCCATACACTTACGATGTTAAAAACATTTCTAAAACGTATGTAGATAACAAAAATTATAAAATGAGTGATTTGCGTGATATGGATGAACGTATTTCTAGTTTAGAATATTACACATCATTGAATTTGCTTGAGCAGGATACTGCATCAATGCAAGTCCTTGACGAAAATGGGTTAGACCGTTACAAAAACGGTATGCTTGTAGATTCATTTACAGATCACGGTGTTGGAGATATTTCAAATAAAGAATATTTCATGTCCGTATATCCAGAAGCAGGTATTGCTACTACACCATTCACAATGAAAGGTTTTGATTTTGAGGTTGGAGACACAACTGGAATGCAAAACAACGGTCGTACGTTGACATTAGCATACGACATCGTAGAAGGTTGGATTAGTCAATCGTTTGCATCTTCTATCCTTAATTTGAACCCGTTTGCCAAATTATCTTGGATCGGTTTCTTAGAAATTAGTCCAAATTCTGATACTTGGTTTGAAGAAACTTATGCTCCGTCAGTTATTGTTCAAAACGATAACAATAATAACGTTTTAGCACAAGTCGAAGCATTTGGAACTCAAACCCGTTGGGGATCTTGGGCAACTACTTGGACTGGTTGGAGTGATACTGGTGGCAAAAAAGACTTTGTTGCAGGTTCTACAGAAACAAAGTGGAGAGGTAGAACTATTGGTGGTTATGCTGGGCGTGTTGATGTTAATCAAATTGACGGACATGTAGCTGGTAACGGACATACAAATATTAAAGGATTTACGTTAGACAAAATTTGGAATCAGGGGTGGATGGCTACTAATACTTGGGTCGGTAATGGCGCAACTATTTTTAGACGACCTTCTAAAATGTTCAAATTGTGGAAAGATACTGTAACTAAAAATGCAACTTGGAAACAAGACCAAACAAGAACTTCTACTTCAGTAAGAACTGGAACTAAGACATGGAAAGAAACTAAAGACATCAGAACAACAATTGGTGATAAGCAAATCGATGCTTCGTCAATCAATTGGATGCGTTCTGTTGATATTACATTAACTGCAGATAAAATGCGTCCAGAAACACAGTTGCATTTTGTATTTGATGGCATTAACGTAGACGCGTACTGCAGGCCTGCAGACGGAGAATACGGTGACGCAGTCAGAACAGATAGTGCAGGAAGAGTAAGAGACGCAATATTCACTATTCCGTCAGAAAAAGAAGGAATAAGGTTTAATACTGGTCGAAGAACTTTACAAGTGCAAGACGCATATGATGAAACTATGACTACACAAACGTCTGCCGTCTTCACTTCTGCTGGTACTTTGAATACAAGACAAAGAACAATTCTTAGTACATTAGAATCTGTAACTAAAAGTGAAACAGTTAATGGTTCAAAGAATGGTACTGAAGGTAAAACAATACAACGTGGTGGTGGTACAACTACTTCTTCTACATCTAAAACTATTCGTGAATACTACGATCCTGTTGCAGAATCATTTATGGTGTCAAATCAAGAAGGTGGAGTATTTATCGATTCAATCGATTTATATTTCTATTCTAAAGACACAGGAGAAGTTCCTGTAAGGTGCGAGATCCGTGAAATGATGAACGGTTATCCTATGTTTGATGCTCTGCCTATGGCAAGCACGTTTGTATATCCTGATGATGTTTATACTTCAGATAATGGAACTGCTAATACAAGGTTTACGTTTGCGGATCCAATTTACCTGATGAACGGAACTGAATACTGTTTCGTTGTTATTTCTGATTCATTAGAATATAATGTTTGGATTTCTGAATTAGGTGATAGAGATAGAGCTACTGGTACATATATTTCAACTCAACCTTTCTTAGGTTCTATGTTCACTTCGCAAAATAACTCGACTTGGACGCCAGAACAAACCAAAGACCTTAAATTCCAATTGAATAAGTGTAAATTTGAAACTAATTCTGTTGCGACGGTTCAGTATAACATGAAATCGTTCGAAGGAATTCATTCGGCAACTGGATTTACTCCAAATTTCCAACCTATGAAATTATCAGGAACTGATGTAAATTATTCAATGGTAGTAAATTCTGATATACAAAATATCATGGCAAATATTGAAGACGGTGTTGATGAAGCATTTGAGTCGGTTACTTCGCTAGACGGGTCTCAGACGATCGCAAGTGGTTATGCATATACTCCTCTTTCAATCATTAGTGAACTGTCAACCACAAATGAAAACATCTCTCCAGTATTTAATAAAGAAAGGTTAAGTATTATAACTAGAAATAATGTTGTTCATGATGGTGCGACTGAGGGTCACAATTCTGCCGGAGTTTATGTATCTAGAATGGTACAACTATCTAATCCAGCAGAAGATCTAAACATGTGGTTGTCTATTCAAGAAAATCCAGAAACTTATGTTAAAGTATTTTACGATACTGGAGAAACTATTCCTCGTTATATTGATATAGATTTCAATAGTAATGTTGAAACTATGGGGTATTATTCTGTAAATGACTTTGAACAAGAATATGCGTTTGTTTATAACACTTCTCCTGAAGACCAAATTACTGCAGGTTCGCCTACGCAGTCGTCATGGAATGGTACTGTAAGTGCATACGATTCAAGTTTGTATATCGATGGAGACAATGATCCAGAAAATTTAACCAGAATGCATGTTGTGGATATTTCTAATATGAAGTCCGTATCTCAAGGTTCTTGGGTTTCTAAATACGATTTAAACGGAATCGGAAAAGATACAGGAAATTTAGCAAACTATGCTCTTGGTGAAATGTGGTTTGGAACAGCAGGAAACAATTTAGATAAGAAAGTGTACAGAAAAGTTACTCTACAAGACAACTCTGTCGGCAAAGAAGAAGTTCCAATATTACAAATCTCGTCACTGGTTGACGCAGAACATGTTGATTTTGTAAATGGATTGTCGGTTATAGAAGAACCTGCGATCACTTGGAGAGAAATGATGGATACTGGTGCTTCTAGTTCTAATTCTAACATTAATACTGATATGGAGTTTTTAGAGCACACATTTAAACCTTTGAAAAAAATAACAAAAGAGTTTAGCAGTTTTAGAATTAAAATTGAAATGTACACCACTAATGCTGTGTTTATGCCTGCTATTCGTGAGTTACGTGTATTAGCAGTAACATAGGAGATTTTATATGAACAATCCAAAATACATTAAAGACCCAATTACTGGAGCTGTTGTTTTTCAAGACGCAGACGCTTATGCTAACCGCAAAGAAATCATTAAAAAGCAAAAAGACATTAAGTCTGTGAACAATGACACCAAAACAGTTATAAATAGTTTAAGGAATGAAGTTACTGAATTAAAAGAGTTAGTCAAAATTTTATTAAAAGATAAGGAGTTATAATGGCTTTAGAAGTAAAAGATATCCCTTATGTTCGTAAAGACGACACGTTTAAAACGTGGAGAGAACGTACTAACCAGATGATTCAACAACAAAATAACTACGTAAGGTTACAAGAATTTCAAATGCTCGGAATGAGTGACGAATATGTGATCGCATCAATGCAAATGAACTTAGTAGAAATTACTAATCAAAACGATTAATTATAGGAATTAAACAATATGTCTTATCAAACTTACACACTTGCTGAATTAGCAACGATTGAACAGCAAAAAGAAGATTACATTGATTCGTTAAATATTAAATTATCGGATCCAGGGCTTCAAGTAAAAGATTTAGCTTTGATGTTGAAATCGCTTGAGATTATGGACAATATGGAACACATGTCTTCGTTCAAGACGTTCATTGTAAATATTGCAGCCAGATCGGCGCAATTCGTATCTCCTACAGAATTGATTGATAATGGTGGACTAGCAACAAAATACCTTTCTGACAACTTAGTTCAAAATGCTGGATTTGAGTCTGATGCAATGGAAATTGAATTGTGTAAACAATCTACTTTTGATTCTGGTATTGATTTAAGTTCTCCTTGGAATAATGGTATTGCATATAAATTCGACACATTAGTTGCTGAAGGTACTGCAATCATTTCATCATATTCTGATGGTGAAAATGATGCCGTAGCATGGTTTGACGTTAATTTAAAACCAAACACTCAATACAAATTTTCTTATGACTTAATCGTAAATAACGTAAATTGGGACTTGCCTTGGGGTGGTCGAAATATGGTTGACATTCCTTCAATCGATGAAGCAATTTTTTCTGAAACTGGTGGTGGTCCTGATTCGCAACAATACGTTGTATCTGTTATCGAAGATGCTAATATGGTTCGTCCAACGTGTGACGGTGTAATTGCACAGTGGGTTGATGGTGGTATTGACCAAATGGAAGCAGATTGTTTAGCTGCTTCTGGTACTTGGGTGCTTGGAAACGTGAACGATCCAAATACACATCAACACACTATTGTTCCTTATCATTTAGAAGCACGTGAAGGTGATATTATTCATTTCACAAACCCATCAAACAACGTTTTGGTACACAATGCTGTATCCGACGACAATGTTTCATTCACATCTCCAGACTTGAATCCAGGCGAATCTTGGTCTTGGGTTGTTGATGGATATCACGACTTATATTTCCATTGTACGTTCCACCCTCTTGAAGAAGGTAGAATGACAACTAAAACTAATCATAGATATGTTTATAATGTTGACCACGGATTAAATCCTGGCGATACTATTAAGATTCCAGTGAATTATGGAACTATGGAACCAATTCCAAACTTATCAAATTCATACGATATCAATATTCCTATGAGCAACGTTTGTTCGTCTGTTGGTGGTGCTGGTGACCAAACTGTTGTAGATTCTTTATATCACGATTTATCGTTAAATCAATTAGTTACATTTCAATCAGGTGAAATTGAATTAGACCCTGATGCGGCTGCTCCTGTATCAGTAGAATTTTCTACAGATAATGAAATCCAACCAGCCGTGGCTAGTGTTAATATTACTGCTGGTTCTGTATATAACATAACATTAATCAACGGAGGGTTATATTCAGAAGTTCCTTCATTATCTATCGTGGGTGGTGGAGGTTATGGTGCTACTGCAGATATTGAATTTGAAGGCAATATAACTTCAATCACACTAGACAATGACGAAGTAACAGGACTTCCTGGTGGAGAAGGGTACATTACAGTTCCTGAAGTTCAGATTTCAGGAGGATTCCCAACAACACCAGCAACAGCAGTTGCAACGATTGCTGGAGGAAAGGTAACAGGGATTACTATTACTAATCCAGGCTCCGGATACAAATCTTCTCCGACGGTTATTCTGGTTGGTTCTGGAAACCAAGACGCAGGTGGACTACCATTAGACCCCACGATGTCTGCAGTGGCAACGGCGACAATGGAAGGAACAATTACATCATTAACATTAACCAATGGTGGTCTTGCGTATGGATCTACTGGTGGTGTTGGTGCAGGTGAAAGACAATGGGAAACATATGTAGTATCTGCTGTAACAAAAGGTTCTGAAAGAATCGACGTATTTTTAGACGACGTTAATGCAATGGGACATGTGCATACTTTAACAATCACAACATCTCAATACGACACAATTAAAACAGGAACTCCTACCTTAATTGACACGACTGCAGACGATTCTGGTCATACTCATACATGTACATTCGATTGGAATCCTATACTTAACAACGGTGATGGTGGATTGGTTCTTGTTGGAATGACCGGAACTCACACTCACAATTTAGATGAGTATTTTGAAATTTCTGGTGGTACGAAAATTGAATTAGTCAACTTTGGACATTATCATGAAGTATTGATTACCGAAGCAGACGAAGCAACATTAAAAGCAGGTATCATAACTGTTACTGGTGAAAACCCAGACGGAACTAATGCCCATGACGGAAGTGGTGTCACTATCACAAGAACTTCTGATTTTGGTACTTCAGATCCTCAGCATTTCCATACTGTTGAATTCGGTTGTATTGATGCAGCTAACGATTTATATGTTATTACCGCTATCGACCAACATATTCATGACTTTGGTCGTGTTTGGTATCCTGGATCTAACTTGTTTGGTATTTCTCAATATGATTCTTCTATCGACGGTGGTGACGATTTAAATCCAACATCAATATCAAATCCATTTACAGAATTATCAGGTTTTGTTAAAAAACGTAGAGGTATTAATTCAGCAGATCATGGATTGATTCCTGGACAAAGAATCCATTACACTAACGTTTACAATGGTATTCATCACGGTAACACGAATTACTGGGTTAAAAATGTTATTGACAAAGATAATTTTGTATTAACAGAATCTACTGTTTATCCATTAGCAAATGCTCCTGGCACTACTCCAACGACGTTTAATGTAATCGAGCAATATACTGTTGTTTCTGACTTAGCATCTTACAGATTCCAAGTTGAACGTGATATTACTAATCACATTGGTTCTGCTTATGTAGAAGGTGTTCAATTAGAATGGTCACGACCTAACACAGTTCATTCAAACCAACACGGTTTGACAGTAGGTGATGTTGTACAATTACCATCAGGTGCGCAGGACTATACTCCGTCTGAACAACCAGGCGCTATGAACGACCACATTGTTGTTGCTCTTGGTGATGGTTACGGTCCGACCGAAAATATGGAAATTGTTGTTGATACTCAAACTACAATCACGTTGGCAGATCCAAATGCTTCTGTTGTTGAAGGTGCTCAAGACACTCCTTGGTATTGGTCTTGGTGGGACAGAACTGATGTTTCTTATGCTCCTTATCAAAGAGACGAAGCTGCTTACGAATCATTCGGTGGTAATGATGGAACAAATGGTGGTTTCCAATTATTTAGAGGTGGAACATACACATTCATCAATAATGCATGGAGCACGTTAGCACATACTCCACCAGATGCTCCGATTCAAATGTATATGCACGCTGCTGGTATTAAAGCAATTCCAGGTGCAGGTTGGGACAACTTAGTACAAGCAGGAATGCTTGAAACTGGTGGAAACAATTGTATTTCAATGAGAGCAAATCATGGTTTAACAGTTGTTACTGGTGACCATAATGAATTTGTAAACACAGACGAAGAGCCAGGGCAATGGATCGGTAATGAACCTTTCCCGGAGTGTGCTAGTTTAGGTGGTTGGTGTGAAGAATTAGACGTGGATGGTTGGTATTATAATGGTGTTGATGATAGACTTGCTTGTGAAGCATTAAATCCTACTGAAGAAATCGGACTTGCACAATGGAGATATTCATTATTCAGAGGTAATTTCTCTAAAGAATTTACTTGGACGATTCCTGAAGACTTTGGTCTTACTGGTTCTGACGGTCAATCTGGATTAGGTCCATTCATCGCTCCTGGAGCCTTAAATGGTTCATACAACGTTGAAGCATATAATGGTTTATACAAATTTGATAAATCGGGTATGATTGAAGGAACGAATAGAACTTTAAACTTATATCGTGGTGGTACTTACAGATTCTACGTGAATGCTGTTGGACATCCTTTCTACTTCACGACTGACGATGGTTCACATTTCACTCCAGGTACATACTTTGGTGAATACACTTTAGGTGTTACTGGAACAAGAGAAGAAGTTGGTGCAGGTGTACAAACTGAAGGAGATCCTACGTTCTTATGGGACAATGACGATTCTGGTGTTCCTAAATATGCTGTTGTTGAAATTACAATCGCTGAATCTGCTCCTGATACTTTATTCTATCAATGTGGATGGCATGGATCAATGGGTGGTGTAATTAACGTAATCGACGTTCCTGTAACTGAAGTTGGTGAAGATATTATTGTTTATTACCATCACGGGCAAGACAATATGTACACACCTTTACATATCAAGGATAAAATTGTTGTTGATAATGGAACATCTACAGATTACTTCCAAGTACAGCCTGAACCAGAAAATGCATTTCCTGTTAAAGGAACTCAGGCACAAATCACAGGTTCTGGAAACTTATTAACTGCTGCTGGATTAGGTGTTACTCCAACAGTTCAAGTACGTAATATTGAATTGGGTACTGAGCAATGGGTTGATGAAGTTGTTATGAACAAAGGTGTTGGTTCTGAATCATTTGTTGTAAGTAACAATTTCACTGGTAATGCTAAGTTTTATATTAGCACTAAGGCAGGAGAAAGAACAAACTTTACGTTAAGTAATGTGTCGTTTACAGAATCTCCTTGGTCTGAATCAGGTTCTTTCCAAGTTGAAGCAGGTACTGCATTTACTACTGACGCATTAGTCGGTGGAACTCTTGAGCAAATTGTTACTGGTTCAGTTGTTGCTGGTGAAGAATATGAAATTAGTTATGAAGTCCTTGAATCGTTCGTTGATGCTGGTGGATTCGCAACTGGAACGATTCAAGTCAAATTAATTGGCGATACTACTGCCGAAGGTGCTATTAATACTGTTTCTGGAATTTATTCAGAAACATTGGTTGCCCCTGTTAATACAACAAAAATGATTATTGTTGCTACTGGTGTTGGTAAACTTGATAATATTTCTCTAAGAGAACGTGTTACTGGGCAAAACGCTTGGTTCTTCGGTGAAGGTTGGGACACTATTAATGGTGAAGCAATGGCTGACGGCACAGTACAATCACTTTCTGAAATTAGTCAAACTGTACCTTTCGAAAGTGGAAAACTTTATGAAATTAAATATAGCCTTGATAATTTGGACCCAGAAGGTGACGGTTCTCAAGGTCGTTTGCAGTTAGCATTAGGTAGTAACCCTTACAACTTAATTAAAAACTGGAACTTTGATGCTGTAAATGCTGGAGCCATTAATTGGACGTCCACTGGGTCAAGTATAACACTTGACAACGGTAAAATGAATTTTATTGATTCGGTTGATGAAGTATTGACATACACTTTTGCTGAGAATTTAAACAATGGTGCTCAATATGAAGTAATAATGAACGTCGAAAGTGTATCAGGCACTATCCATAACTTTAGAGTTTATGGTGGTGCATCTCATGACCACACTTTCGAATTGACTCAGTCTGAATATGATTTCTTGAAGTTTAATGAAGGAGCAACATTAACAACAATTCAAACTGATACGAATCATGCGAATTTATATGAGCACACATTTACTGTTGTTTATGATTCTTCATTAGAGAACGTTTTATTTACAATTTCTGGTGGCGATTCAGACCACACACATACATACACTTGTTCGTTTGACACATACAACAGTATCATTTCTGGTAATATTGATAAATTGGACATGAGTAATTTGACTCAAACTGACACGACTCATGAGCACGGAATTATTATCAAGCATAGTGATTTAGGGTTTGTGTTGACGTCTGACAATAATATTGATCATGTTCATACCACAGTTTACAACGATTCTAGTGACTCGGGAATGAGAATTCAGACATACACATTCTGGGAAAATCACGATGACGTCGAAGAAACTAATTTGGTTACAGTAACTTCTGATATTGAAATATCATTAGGTACTGGAGCTAATGCTGTTACTACCGACAGTATTAATACCGTCGGTAGTCATATTATTCCAATTACAGGAACAATAGGTAATACTGCTTCTATTAAAGTGAACGGAACAGGAATTATCAATTCAATCAAGTTGCACGAGGTTCAAATTCCTATCTATGATAGAAATACGACTGGGACTGTAAATGAGGGCACTAAGACTATTCACGTTAGAGCAGGTGATTATGACGACAAGATTCACTTTATAGGTGATATCGATTCAAGACCTGAAGAGCAAGATGCTCCTTTCTACTACTCACGTGGTTTTAAAGGTTCTATTGATGATGTTTCTGTTAAATTGCTTGAAGAAAATTGGGCATTTATGTCTCAACCTGGTGGAGAAGCGTACATTAATAATACTGGAGAATTTGTTCACACTTCGGGTACTGGAGAAAACAATCGAGGTATTGCTTATATTTCGTTCCCAGTTATTGAAGGGTCAAACTACAAAGTTTATATGAACGTTGACAGACCTACTACTTCAATTGTTAAAATCGGTCCTGCACCAGATGACTCTCAATATGCATCATTTAACATCAATGAAGGAGAATTACAAGGTCAACGTGATTTTGTATTTAGTGCTGCTTCAACTGGTGTTTGTTACTTGACGTTATCAACAGTATCTGCTGGATTTACTAATTGGGATAACGTTTCTGTTAAAACTATTCCTAATCTTTCTTCTGATGAGTATTTGTTACTTGCTCGTGGACTGAATGTATTTGGTATGCCGATTGGTGGTGAAGACCGTTGGAGACAACATAACATTGATACTGAGAATCAAGATTACACTGGACAAGTATTATCAGGTTTCAGAACTCTTGAATCGTTTGGTGAAAATGTTGTTGAACAATATTATGATGTTGCAATTCGTCAAGAAGAGCTTCTTGATAACCTTAAAATTGTTTGGTTATCTGATGCAGTTGGTTACGCAGACACTACTACAATTACTGTTGAAGGAACTGGATTCAAGTCTGGTATGATGTTGACTATTGGTGGTGTTGAACAAACGGTTACTGATGTTCATATTCCTACATTAATTACGTTTGTAGTTAATGGAACGACACCAACAGTTGCTTCTGATTTGGTTATTACTACTTTAACTGGCGACCAATATACAATGGTAGACGCGTTCACGAGAATAGAGTAAGAAATATTTAAGAGAAGTAAAATTCTCTTATTATAAATAAAAGGTAAGTATTGTTTATAAATATAAATAATACTATAATAAATTGATTTTTAAGATTTTAGGAGACACTAAATGTCTATTACATTAGATACAATCACCCATGCGGTCAATCCGTTTAATGATATTCCAAATATCACTTTCGATCCTATTGACATTGGCGAATATGCTAATGAGGTAGAAATTTATACAAATACTCCTGCAGTAATGATACCAACCAAATTGAATGCTATGGCATCTTCAATGAAAACTTGGTTGAATTCAAACATTGCAACTCCATTAGAAGCACAACAAAATACGTTTAAAGACGAAGTTGTTGTTCGTACTAATGAAGCAATGAATGCTGTTGAAACTTATATCAACAACGAAGTTAAAGAATTCGTTAATGATATCTTCATTCCTTGGGCTAATAACTCTGGCGTGATTCTTTCTGATAATGCAAACTTACTTGAAACTAATATTTCAGTCACATTATCACAATTGATGACCGATTACACGGTTCACGTTCAAGCACAAGATGCTATTATTACTCAAGCGCTTGCCGATTTACAAGCAAATCTTGCAAATTATACGACTGGTGCTACTGATTCCGGTTATTCTGTACATCAAACAAATCAACTAGTTGCTGAATTGTTAATGACGAAGAATATTTCGTTTGAAGTCGGTTACAAATATAACGATGCCGATTTAGTTACATACTTTAAAGAAGGTGATTTTACTACTCATCACATTTTATATAATAAAGATAATCAAGTAGTATCTTATGGAGAAGAACTAGAAATTTCAGGAGAGGTTCGTCCTTTCGTAAATCATCAAATTCTTACTTATGATGCAGCAGGACTTAAAACTGGAATTGAACAAATTAAGGCATATCACTTTTTCGTTAATACAGACTCGAGTGAACAAAAATCATTTAGAGTAACTGGTCACGAGGTTAATGGTGACGCTGCAACAGATTTAACTATCTTAAATAACACATCTATTCCTGATATTGACAACCCTGTTATAACATTAACAAGAGGAACACAATATGCTATGATATTTGATGGTTTATTGGATGGAGATTTTATAACAATTCAGGATATAGATAACAATTTATATTCGGAAGGGGTTCTCGGGCAATATTCAGAAAATGAAGGAACTGTTTTATTCAAGCCATACTCATCGTATTGTCATGATGGTATTTCAACAAATATTGGACATGGTGTACCTTCTTCTAATGGTGCGTCGTATGTAGACGGATCCGGATCAAACCCATTCGACACTCCAGTGAAGTGTGAACAGTATTTTAATTCTACAGTTTCTATTCTTGACGACTTTACTCGTTCATATGAACACAGTTTACCTGGAGAATCTTACGATTCTGCATTATCTGACGGTATGATTTATAATGTATTTATTTCCGACGATTCTGGTTTCATTGACACATACGCATACACAATTGACCATAATAGTAAGTTGGGTACTGGTGCTGTATGTTCTGCTGTTTATGATAACGGTTGTTCTGATATTACAATCACGGACGGTGGTAAAGGGTATTCTGATAAAGCATTTACTCGCATTGTAGATACTTCAACAGGTGCTGGTGCGGAGTGTACGATTGTTGTTGGTGACGGAACTATTTCTAACATTGAGATGACAGAGCAGGGTGCAGGTTATGTTGGTTATTGGTCGGTGGAATTGCCTGATATTGGTGGTGCTTCTGCGCATACTCATACTGTTGAATTAACTCAATCTGAAGTAGATACAATCAAAGGTGACGAATCGACTGATGGAGTTTCAATTGTTAAAACAACAGTTGATTCGGGACACACTCATGACGTTACTGTTATTTGGAACAATTTCATTCAAATGTTTATGTTTGAACAATTAGCAGATACCACATATGCTACTGGTGCTCACGACCACGGGCCAGTTTCTTCAGGAATTGCAGTGAATCCTAGCATTCCTGTGATAATCACAGGAGATGGATCTGGTGCGGTTGCACATGTGGTATTATCTTCAGACCCTGAATTAGAAGGTGCTAATGTGGATAAAATTGTTGTTACAGATGGTGGTATTGGATATAGTTCTGCGTCGGTTTCAATTTCGGGAGGAGGTGCAACAACTGTTGCGACTGCTGAATCGGTCATTGTTGGTGGAGTAATTGCTTCAATTAATGTTTCTACAGCAGGTGCAGGATATACTACAACAACTCCAAGTACAATACAAGTACAACTTCAAAATAATCAATTTGTACCTTCGCAGATTTCTGCTAAAGTTGGTGATACTATTGAGTTTACTAATACAGATTTACAAGGACACGATGTTGAGCATGAAGGTGGAGCATTTAAATCTCCAAACATCCCTCAATCTGGAGTTTGGTCTTACGTTATTACAAAAGACACACAAATTACAGACACATATTCATTACTTGGTAATGGTATGGCAACAACAGCAACATTATCTGTAAGAAATTCAGAAGTATTGGTTGATGTTATTTCAAATACTGGTGGTGGTTGTAGAGCTAAAGGAACTATCGACGCCGGAGGCACGTTGATTAACGTTGCTATCGAAGATAGAGGTGAAGGTTATACCAATACAGATAGTGTACGTATCCTAGACGTTTCTGGTGCAGGAGAAGGTGCATACGGTACTCCTAATATTAAACGTAACTTAGGTGTTGTGTCTGTCGTGAATGGTGGTGTGGGATATTCGCCTACAGATAAGATAATTGTAGTAGATCCAACAGCAAATAATGGTGCATTTGGTTCTGGTGCTACTGCGTCTATTACTGGCCTTGCTGCATTGACTGGAGAGATTACTGAAATAACAGTTATTACATCAGGAACAGGATATACAGATATTGAGTTTGTGATTGTTTCTGAAACTGGTTCTGGTGCTATATTAGAAGCCGATATGAATACATATGTTGAATCGATCACAATGTCAGGACGAGGAACTGGATACACTAACCCAACTGCTATTATGGTCGAACCGATCGGTTCATGGGGTAACACTAAAACGTTCGGAGGTAGATTCGAATCTACGGCAAGTCTTAACGATGGTATTGGAGCAATTACTATTATTGACGATTGGTCTGACTATGTTGACGGAGATCAGCGTGTTACTATTGTTGACATTGATCCAAACCCAACTGGGTTTGGTGCTACTGCTACTGCTACATTAAATGCTCAGGGTGCAGTATCTTCAATCTCTATTACAGATTCTGGTTCTGCATATAAGCAACCACGAGTAACTATTGATGGACCTGTGTTATATACAGGTTCTGCGATTAATAATGTAAATACAGATTTGTCTTTATATGGACCAAATGGTAATTCAGACGACTCTCCGTTCAGTGCATTGTCTACATCAGGAACCAACTTTAAAAACGGCATTATGATTCAATTTGCCAACCCTAACGGACATACATTAAATGACTCTTGGGAGTTTAAACTCCAATCTTGGAAGAAAGGTACACCAGAATCGTTACAATATAAGACATATCAACACAATAATGCAGAATTCAATACGGCAGGTGTGATTACTCTTATAGACGCATGGGAAATATAAGGTCAATATATTATGAAAATTATAACTAACATATTATTAAGGAAATAACAATGGATATTTTAACACTTGGAAAAATTAGTCAAGTTAAGAGGGACACCGATAAGAAGATTGCCGATCTGGATGAAGTCGTATCAAGTGCTCTTGTTGCAACTACAGAAAATGTGGATCAGAACATTGCTCTTGCGGTTTGCAATCTTAACACAGCTTTATCAGCCACAGAAACAACTTTGACTGAAAATATGAACACACTTGATACTAATTTGTCGACCGATATGACAAATTTATCATCAAGCACGGCGTCGTCATTGACTGGATTAACTGCTACTATTTCGGATTGTATGACATGTGTTAATTGCGACGTGTGTACTGCGATAGATGCAAATACAGGATCTAATTATGGAGTTGAGTGGCTAACACAATTTAACTATTGTGGTGGTGACCTTAATCGTAGAACTTGTGGTGTGTCATGTAACTGGACAGTTCCTGCTGGTGTGACTAAAGCTGTATTTGAACTTTGGGGTGCAGGTGGTCAGGGATCAGGTTCGTGTTCTACTAGTTGTTGTATGACTTATGTTGGAGCTCAGGGTGGGTATTATAACAACTCAGGAACAGTAAACGTTTCTCCTGGTTGGACATACCAAATTTGTGCAGGTGGAAGCAGATGTTGTCAACAATGTTGTCGTTGTGGTTGTCACGGTTGTCGTTCATGTGTGGCTGGTTGTAATATCTCTATGTGTGCAATGGGTGGTCATGGTGGTTGTACTTGTGGTTCGTGGAGAGACTACTGCGACTCAAGACCTCAGTGTATTATATGCGCTAAGTCTGGTGGTGGTTGTTTTACTACTTACTCACATCAAGGTGTTATGGAGAGAGGAGATTCATGTTGTCATTGTACTAGTGTTAAAAACAATCCAACCGCTGCGCCTATGATGGGTGGTGGTGTTGGCCAAGCATTAAATACTTGCTGGAGAAGACATGGTTGTGCGTGTATTTGTGGGTTTGTTCCTACGGCACACGGTGGTATGAGTGGTATGACTACATATTGCGGAAACTGTACACAATATGGTGCCCCAGGCGGACCAGGTGTTGTTAAAATCACTTACTCGTAATTAGGAGAAATAAAAATGTCAATTATTAATATACAATTCGATTTAAAAATACCTACGGGGTGGTTAGTTGATCCAGAGGCTTCTGTAGAGAATTTTACAGAAACTTTGAGTGTAACTTACCGAGGCGACGACACGTGTTATGTTGCAGTAGACGAAAACGGAGACGCTCCATATGGTTTTGGAGCAGTTTCTGAAAAAGAAATGAATGATGGTCCTCCTGAACAAGGTGAGGGGTACGAATGGTTAGAAATCAACTGCGAAGAGAACCCTATTTTTTGTTCGTTGCATGCAGATTTAGACCCAGCATTAAACATAGAAGAAGGTGGAAACCCAGAACCTGTGATGTTGGATATCGATGTTACTGTTGGTTATGAAGGATATCCTTCATTATCGTATAATAGTTTATTCGAAGCAAGTGATTTTTATAGAACTTCTCAAATAAACATTATATCCAATGAACCATTTTTAGTTCCATATACATCTATTACTAATTTATTTGGTTCAGATTGTACAGGAGTAACGTGGGACATAATCCGAGAAGAGCGCGATGAAAGGTTGTTAGAATCTGATAAATACCTTGCGGACGATATGCCCCAAGAACTGAAAGACGAGGTTATTTTATATAGAAAAAGGTTACGTGAAATGCCGACTATTTTAGCAGACGTTCCTGAACATCTTGCGTATGACATGATGCCAGATAAACCAAGTTTTATGGTACTTGCTAGATAAACCTTAATTATAAAACCCCCTTAATTGGGGGTTTTTTTCGTTATAAATAATTTTAGAAAAAGGTTGACTTTTACATAAAAGTAGGGTATAATAACTCTATTATGATTATATTATTTACAGGTGAGGTGAAATATGAGCAATCGCTCAAAAGCGTTCTTTATTAACGGTGGTGCAGGTCGTGTTCTTTGTTCAATTCCAGCATTAGAAAAATACGAAAGAGAGTCTGGAGATAAGGATTTTGTCATTGTATGCGAAGGTGGTATGGAGTTTTATAAAGGACACCCCACATTACATAAACATGCATATGATTCTTGGCATAAAGGTTTATTTGAAAACCACTTAAAAGATAAAGATATAGTTTCTCCAGAACCATATAGGGTTTGGGATTACTATAACCAAAAGTGTTCTTTATCTGAAGGGTTTGATATTGAAATTAATGGCAGGAGTAGTGAAGAAAACACCATTTCCGACCCAGTTATCAAACTAACTAAAGCCGAGTCTATTCAAGGATATCAGGCTATTCAAGAAATTAAAGCAGGTACTGGCAAAGATAAGGTTTTAGTGATTCAACCATTCGGAAGGTCTGTTGTACAAGAAGGTGATTTTATATACGACCCTTCTTCACGTTCTTTTGAACTTAGTAATATTAATGCACTTATCTACGAACTACGTACAGAGTATGCAGTTATTATTATGTCTGAAATTCAGATCCCATTAGAGAAAGACAATGAACATGCGACAGCACAACCACAAATACAAGACATTAGAATGTGGGCCTCAATTATCAGCAGTGCAGATCATTTCTTAGGATGTGATTCTGTTGGTCAACATATAGCAAAGGCTGTGGGCACTACAGCAACAATCGTTACTGGATCAACATACCCGATCAACATCACGTACCCTAACTACGAAGGTTTTGATATAATTGATGTAGGAGAAGGACGTAGAGAATATTCTCCGATCCGCATATCTATGGATGATGAGCGAGATAGAGCCAACAACGATTGCATTTCAATGACACCCGACCAAGAGGTAGAAGTGTTAGAGTCTTGTATTAAGTTTATGGGCAAAGGTGAATTATTTACAGGAGAAGTTAATACAACAAAAACAGACAGTGGGTGTTGTAGTTCAGGGAAACCTGTTATGACGGATGTTGGGACATACCCAACATATGATATGTCAAAAGGTAATGCAGAAGGGCTACTAACATCAAACAGTGCTGCTGATGTAATGAATAACAACGAAGAAGGATAATATATTATGAGTCAGTGGATTGCAGGTATTGCTAGAGGTCACAATGGTGGTGTGTGTTTGTTAAAAGACGGAGAGATTGTTTTTGCTATTGAGGAAGAGCGTCTAAGTCGTAAGAAGTATGATGGTGGACCTTTTGCTTCAATTGTTAAAATCTTAGAATATACAGATAAGTTAGATTACTTAGTTATATCTCACACACAACCAGATACGAGTCGTGTAGACTTTTCGGGTGGTGATGTATATACAGGTCTTGCGATGAAACTAAAGTTGATTGAGGATGATAATCAGGTGTTTATGATGGATAAATGGCATCATAAAATGCACGCATCTTGTGCATTTTATAGGTCCGGATTTGATTCTGCGTGTGCTGTTATTGTAGATGGTGCAGGTACGTTTATTCCTATGAATATTAACGGACAGGAAGAGATGACTTGGGAGTTAGAGTCTATTATCAAATGCAGCTATCCTGCTAACTTTAAAACATTATACAAGCACCAAGGCGGCAGAGGGCCATGGCCTGGTACTAATATCAAAGATCTAGCAGCCGATCGCGAGGGTGAGTCAGGGGATTTTGAATTAATTTTAGATGACAGTGCGGGTATCGTTAAAGCATATGAAGCAGTAACTCAGTATTGTGGTTGGCAGCCTATTGAAGCAGGAAAGACTATGGGTTTGTTTCCATACGGCAAACCTAATGACGAAATTCCAGATATATACACAGATAGAGATGGTGCTAAATGGAAGACCACAGATAGAAACTTTGTCATCCCAACGTATCCTAACGGAGCCATAATAAACACAGGCAGATACGGTGTATTGGAATCTGATATTGAAGACGGAGATGACCTTACTTTACTACAAAACCGTAGAGATATGGCATACGCAGTACAGACCGAATCTCAACAGATGGTACTTGATTTAATTCGTAAAGCAGTTAAGATGAGTGGAGAGAAAAACGTAGTTATTTCTGGTGGTTATGGATTAAACTGTGTTGCTAACTACTGGTACTTAGAGCAATTGAAAGACGAAGATATTAATATTTACGTAGAACCAATTTCAAACGATGCAGGAACTGCTATGGGTGCAGCTATGCTTGTTCATCATGTTAAAACCAATAGCAGTGTTAATAGAGGAATGGGTGAGTCTTTGTATCTTGGTCCAGTTCAAGAAGAAGAGATTGGGATTGTCGAAGCTATTGTAGAGAAATACAACGGTGTAGTTACTTACAACAAAACATCTAAAGATGCTGTTGATTTGATTATGAATGGAAATATTGTTACGTTGTTCCAAGACCGTTGTGAGAATGGTCCAAGAGCATTAGGCAACCGTTCTATCTTATTTGACCCACGTACTCAAGATGGAAAGGATTACGTTAATAGTGTGAAACATCGTGAATACTTTAGACCTTTTGCTGGTTCAATTTTACACGAACACGCGCACGAATGGTTTGATATGAGAGGACTAGAAGAATCTCCTCATATGATGTATGCTATGAATTGTCGACCTGGTGTTGAAGAAAAGATCCCTGCTATTATTCACGTTGATGGTACTTGTAGAATTCAGACTGTTAAAGAACATCAGAATCCAGTTTACTACGAGATGATCAAAGAGTTTTATGATCAAACAGGAGTACCGATTCTTTTCAACACATCATTCAACTTAGGTGGTGAACCACTAGTAGAAACTATTGACGATGCAGTTAGAACACTTAAAGACAGTGATATTGAATATTTGTATATTCCACATAATGGAATTATTATCGAGGTAAAGAATAGTTAGAGTAATACATCAACATTAAACAATATAAGAAGGGGAATTTATAGTGAACGCAAATTGCATTGTGAATTTTATTATTAAAGACAAGGTTAGGAGAAGAAAATGATTATAGTAACAGGTGGTGCGGGTTTTATCGGAAGTAGGTTAATTAAAGAACTCAATAATAGAGGGGTTGAAGACATTATTATAGTGGACGATATGTCTAAATCTAATAAGTTCAAAAATATGTTAGATTTAAAATTTGAATCTTATATCGATAAACAAGAGTTGTTACGATTATTAACAATTGCAGATTTCACCAACAATATTGGTATTATATATCACTACGGAGCAGAGTCCACAACAACGTGCGATGATGGCAAATACTTGATGCAGAATAATTATCAGTTTTCAAAAGAAATATTAGATTATTGTTATCATAACAACGTTCCTTTACAATTTGCCTCAAGCGCGGCGGTATATGGAGATAGTGATGAGTTTAACGACGAGATCGATGAATATAAACCGAATAACCTATACGGATACACAAAACTTTTAATTGATAAAAGAATGAGACGAATGTTGTCCAAAACATCATTCAGAACTCCTATGCAATCTCTTAGATTCTTTAATGTAATATCTGATGGAGAGTTTGAGCAACATAAGGAAGGAATGAAGTCCCCCACGGCTTGGATGAAAGATCAGCTAGATTCAATTGACGGTCAAATTGAATTGTTTGAGGGTTCGGATGAAATCAAACGAGACTTCATCCATGTGGACGCAGTGATTGAAATGGCATTAGATATCATGCCACCGAATATTGAAGGTTTTACAACTCAAGGAATATTTAACATCGGAACAGGAGAATCTAAGAGTTTTAAAGATGTCGCCGAGGCAATGATTGCTAATAATAATTCAGGAAAAATAGTGAACGTTCCTATGCCCAAGAATATTGCCAAAGGATACCAACATTACACTTGCGCCGACATGAGTAATTATGCAGATAGAGTAGAGGACGGGATGCCTCCTCCTAAGGAAATATCCATAGAAGAACGTTTAAAAAAATACCCAAAAAATCAAGATAACTCAAACGCACCACAACATATTCTTAAATAGTCTGGCTGTCTCCAGGGCGAATACGGTAGTTATCTTCAACTGAATCTTTTGATGAAACTTCCATAATTACTGTATCGTCTTCCAAACAAGTTACTTGATGGGGGGTGAATGGTTCAATACGAATCTTCTCCCCTTTTTCAATTATAACAAATGATGTTGAAGAATCACTCAAGTCCATCAATTCAACTTTGATACTACCACTTAGGATTTTCCAAGTTTCGTCTTTCACTTTATGAAAATGCATAGAGGACTTATGTCCTTTCTTTTCAAAGTGCAACTCTTTCATACAATATAAATCATTACTTTCAATGATTTCTTCGTGTCCCCAACCCTTTTTAATTATCATTTTTAATCCTATCTATTACACTCGTTGTACTCTTTCCTTCTAGCGTTGGAAAAATTACTACTTCATCAACTATATCATGACCCACAACAGTTTCTACTGTGTAGTCACCACCTTTCACGATGACGTTTGTTTTTAACTCTTTAATCAAATCGATTGGAGTATCGTCGTCAAATATAATAACTTCGTCCACTCCCTCAATACTTTCTAATACTACCTTTCTTTCTTGCTCATTGTTGATTGGTTTTCTTTTGATTCTTTCAACAGATTTATCTGAATTCAATCCAACAATTAACCTATTACCTAACTTGGCAGATTCTTTTAGTAAGGCGATATGTCCACTATGAATGATATCGAAACAACCGTTAGTAAACACAACTTTTTCTACAACGTCTTCGTATATGGGGATTGATGTTCCCACTTTACCAACTACAACACCAGCTGCTCTGTTTGCCTTTCTCATAGCACTTTCAACCCCTTCGTGTAGGAACGACGCAAACGTCGCTATAACAGTGTCTCCTGCTCCCGTCACATCAAAGACTTCTTTTGCTTCGGAATCTAAACTAATTATTTCCCCACCTTTACCTACCCAAGTCATACCATCGGCACCGAGAGTAACAAGTATTCCTTGTAAGTCTAATTCTATAACAGTCATTAATGCTCGGTCAACGGAAAATTCACCATACACTTCTTCAAACTCTTTCTTGTTAGGAGTTAAACAATACGCACCGCTGTATTTGAACCAATCAGTTCCTTTGGGGTCTATAATAACAGGTACATCAAAACCCATTAGATATTCTAAATATTCGCTGTGAATTGTTCCTTTATTATAATCAGAAACGATTATTACATCTGGAGTATTTTCAAGTTTATTTGTATATGGGTATGAGATATTCCCGTGGTCAACCCTGACTAATTGATGATTATCAGACATGATTCTAATCTTAGAAATAGTCTTATTTTCATACGAGTAACTGAAGTTAAATTTAACGTCATTTTCAGTCATTTTTTTGGTAATAATCATTGACGCATTGTCATACCCTACGCACCCTAGGCTCGTCACCTTGGAACAAAACGTCCTTGATGTAAGAGCAACGTTAGCTGCTCCACCAAGTACGTGAGATACGGAGATACCGTCTACTATCGGCACTGGAGCTTCTGGGGATATTCTGGTACTGGTTCCATTCCAGTATTCGTCTAGCATTACATCACCAACAACGACTATATTCTTTTCATTCATTCGCAAGCTCTTATTTTATATAAATAGTATAATTACGTAAATATGTATAATACATTAAAAACAAGGACATTCCCAATGGAAGATTTAAACAACATTAGGGACTCTATTGATATTATGAAAGAACGAATCACTCGCCTCGAAGAAAAGATGAAGACTGTTTATCACAGAACACAACGCATCGAGGATAAGTTGGATAAGTTGATTGAGCAAGGACAGGGTCAAAATATAGACATTGCAACAAATCAAATTCAAATCGGAAATGGTGAGAGAATGTTTTGGCTTGTGGCGTCCGCAGTAATTGGATTAGTTATGTATTGGTTAAAGGGTTAATATTATGATTGAATTATTATTTGATTTTGAGATGTTTTTAAGTATTATGGTATCCACATTAGGTTTCGGTGGATTCTTTTTCACACTGAAACATAGAAAGTTTTATTCTGTGTGGGCAAGGTCATCAATATTATTGGGGTCGTTGACTTCATTTTTACACCTATACAACTTTGAATATATCAGAGAAACTTTGTTGATGTCTGAATATGCTATGCTTTGTATATTAGTAGAGACAATGTTTAGTTTATCTATATTACTATTCACATTTACTATATTAAGGTTCAAATGGAAATGGCAGGTTGACGTACATAATCACTGTACGGCAGCCGAATGTCCTCTTGTTCAAAAGTATAAATAGTATTAAAATAAGAGAGTTATTATGGCAAAGGTACAATCAGCAACAGAATTAAAAGAATACGCATACCGTAGATTGGGTTATCCAAAGGTAGAAATACAAGTGGACGATACTCAGGCAATGGATCGTATTGACGATGCTGTTCAATTATTCGTAGAACGACATTTTGATGGTGTTGAAGAAAAGTATATCACTATCACGTTTGATGCTACAGATGAAGCAAATCAGTATATCACTATGCCAGATGATGTGATTGCCGTTACTCGCATTTACGAACCTGGAAGATATTCTTCAGAAGCAATGAGTGATGTTAGATATAAAATTATGTTTGACCAAATGTTCGATATGACTAAAGTTAGTATGCAATACTACGAAATGACTATGCAGAACCTTTCTATGATATCTGATTACTTTAATCCAGACAGAACATTCACATTCAACAAAGCAAACAATCGTTTATATTCTCATTCTGGAACAATCTTAGGTCCATCTTGTAAAGTTAAAGGTGTTTGTTCTGATGTTGCGTTTACGACTGATGCTACTTGTACTGCTGGTGCAGGAACTTGGACAGCATATTCTTCTGAGTCAGTTTGCGAAGCAGCTGGGTCATTGTGGTACGAAGGAAGTAAAATGATGCTTCGTGGTTTTGTTGGTTTAAATCCAGACGAAACTGCTGGCTATGCTCTTGATGTATATAACGATGAGTGGATGAAGAAGTACACTACTGCTCTTATTAAGAAGCAGTGGGGTTCAAATATGAAACAATTTGACGGAATGCCATTACCTGGAGGAATCGTTGTTAATGGACAACAACTCTGGGATGAAGCAAACGAAGAAATTCTAAGATTAGAAGAACAATTCTCGCTTGAGTATGAAATGCCAACTAACTTTTTGGTAGGTTAATCAAATGGGTATGTTTGACAATATGTCCAAATCAACAATGATTAAGGATATGGTTGAAGAAATAGTAGAAACCATTGGATTCTCCGCTAAGTATCTACCACGTAAGTATAAAAACTTAGATCCAATTTTTGGAGAAGATCCAACAAGTCATTTTGATACGGTATGGACTTTGAATATTCTCGTAGACGAATATCAAGACTACGGTGATGTTGGAGATTTCTATTCTAAATTCGGTGTTCAAGTAACAGACGAAATGAAGGTGTCTTTTACTAAGAAATCATTTGCAGAGCAAACAGTTGCAACGGATGACGATATGCCGATTGCTGGAGACTTATTATACTTTGGAGACCTTGAGGCATTGTTTCAAGTATCGTTCGTAGGCAACGATTCTTCGTTCTACCCTACACCAGATGGCCCTCAACACGTATGGCAATTAACCCTTAAACCTTGGGAATATGGTCATGAAGATATTGTTGTTGCTGATTCTGAGATAGAAGGACTAGAAGCAGATATTAAATCTAATTTGAATAACGAATTAGGCACACCAGATTGGGATGTAGAAGACGACGATGTATTAAACTTCGAAGAAATGAACCCATTCGGAACAATAGGATAATATTATGTTTGGAACTACTTGGTATCATGGAACTACACGTAAACTTATTGTAGCATTTGCGTCAGTATTTAATAACATTCACGTACAAAGAAAAGAATCAGACGGCACTTTAGTTACAGATATTAAAGTACCTATCGCATATGAGTCTCAAATGAAGTATATGGCGAGATTGATTAAAGATTCTAAAAAGAATAGACAAGTCCCTAGAATGGGATTTATCATGAATGGTATGGAGATAGACCCTGCACGTTCTATGAATCAAATGAACGAATTATCATTTGCACACGATTCAGACGATACTAAAATGCATAAGATTTATGCACCGATACCGTATAATTTTAACTTTACATTAGATGTTTATGTAGATTACATGGACGATGGTTTACAAATTATTGAACAAATCGTTCCTTACTTTCAACCAGATTTTAACGTTGTTATTGAAGAAATCCCAGCATTGAATATAGAACGTGATATTCCTATTGTTCTCGGTGGAATCACAATGACTGATGAATTTGAAGGTGAATTTGGCGAACACAGAATTGTCAATTGGACATTAGATTTTGTAATGAAAGGTTGGGTTTATCCTCCTGTTACCGATGCTAAAATTATTAAAGAAATTATTACTAATTACAAACTTGCTGGGGCAGATGGCGATTTTGATTTTTCAAACTCTCCTATTATGGAACAAGTTAGAGAATCGGTCAACCCGATGACATCAGATGTTGATGACCCGTGGACAACTAAAGTCGAAGCAGGACACCCTGACAACCCTGATGACGCAACAGACGTTGATACTATGAGTGAAGTTAAGTGGCCAGTAGAGTAAACAGTGAGATTATATTATGACAAAGAAAACAGTGAACGAAAAATTAGACGATGAACTTTTAGGTTCGAGTGATATCATTATGGAGTTTGAAAATCCAGAAGAAATTATGGAGGCTGCAGAAATCGTTTTAGAAGAAACTAAAGCAATGTCTGAAAATAAAGAAAGAGGTATTGTCCCTAAAAGAGAAGTTGTGTCTAATGCTATGACAGGCGATTTAGACGATGACTATGAATTCGCAAGAGATAATTTATACAATCTAGTAGATAAAGGAAACGAAGCACTAGAAGGTATTATTAGTCTTGCGAAAGAAATGGAACACCCAAGAGCATACGAAGTTGCTTCTGGGTTAATTAAATCTGTTACAGATACAACGATGGAGTTGTTGAAGATGCAGAAAGAACTACAGATTATGAAAGGGGAAAAACCATCAGGCAACTCAACGACCAATAATAATTTATATGTTGGTTCTACTGCTGATTTACAAGCATTATTAAAGGGTAAAGATTTAAAATGATATCACAAGAACAACAAGTAAAAAACGAAATATTAGTTAAACATAAAA